GCACCGAGTCCCTGGCGATGCAACCGACACCGACAATCGAGTCCTGCAAGGTCATTGTTGAAGGTGTCCCAGCGCCTGAATAGATCAGGATTTGGAACCGACCCATGATGAACAGGAAATTGTTGTGCGCTGCGAGAGCCACAATCTCATCGCCACCGGACGGCCATACCTGACCTACGTTCAACGAGCCTGACGTTCCGCCCGTCCAGACGTGGGGGGATAGTAAGTCGCTGAACACAACTGTTTGCTTGTCCGTCGAAGTATCCGCAGCCCATACACGGCCATAGGCGCTAATCGCCTCGTTGCACTGATACACCATTCCAGCCGTTCCTGCTTTCTCGTTCAGCCTACGGAAAGTCGTAGTCGATACAACAGGGTCGTAAATCAGCGGGTCGTACCCACGCTGCCAGAACATCGCCACGCCGTTCAATTGGCAGAATTTCCAGTTGTTTGCGTTGATTGTAGGCGCTGCCCCACTGCCGCCATAGGTAAGCGTGACTAGCGTCGTTCCGCTCAACTTGAACAGGAACCCGCCACCAGCGCACAGGGTTGTTGCTGTGCCGTCATTTTGGATTAGTTCGCCGATGCAGGTGATATTGCTCGTGGACAAATCGGTGTTTGCCGTGCTTGCCCGTGTCCAGCCCTTGCGGGAAGCAACGCGCCCTGACTTGTCAATCACGCAGTTATTCGCTTCCAGCGCGAAACTTGCCGGAAGATCGACAGGCGAATCCGACAGGTTCAGCCCGTTGAAACCCGGCGCTGAGATCGAAAACGGCGTGATGTTATCAGCCATCAAACCGCCCCGAACGTATCGTATTCCATGAAACGCTCTTTTTCTAGAGAGATGTAATCGCTCAAAACCGACTTGTAAAGCCCGTAAGCCTCCCCGGAAGTCAATCCGCCATCTTCACCCCTCTCAACCAATGCACGAGCGTATGCGCCTGCTATGACCGGCTCAGAGGGTACGGTGATAACTGTGGCGTCTGCCGACAGTATTGCCTGCGGTACGGTCAGGTTGAACTTGAGCGAGAAGATGCCAGCAGGCGTCGGGTAGAGTTCAACCTTGCTGTCCGTACCGTCCGTGCCGCTCCATGCGTAGTAGCAGGGGAGGCCCGTCGTGACCGTGCTTAACTGCTGCTGATCGAGGATCCACTGAATCGGGACATTGCGAAGCGTGAGCTTGTTGGTCGTGTCGTTGACCGTGATATCCCGCTGACGAATGCCTGATCCGGTAACTGTGTAGGTGCTAGTTCCGGCTACCGTTGGAATGGTGATGGTTGTGGAGAGGCAGTCCCAATTCCATGCGTCTTCCACTTGTCTGCGGGAATCGTTGACGTAACGGCCAATCAGCGTTGAGTAGGCACTGGTCGTAACGCTGGCTACGCTGGATTCGCGTAGGCGGGAGAGGACTTCGTTAACACATTCCAAATACGTTGCCATTATTGGTTTGCTCCTGACATCATTCCTTGAATGTTACTTGCTCCACCAACAATCGGGGCCATCCTAGCTGTAGACATTGGCCTTGCAATAGCAGCACGTCTTGCCGCATCTTTTGAAAGCAATTCTCTCAACAAAGCCGGGTCAGCCAATACTTTAGCGGCTTCTCTTGTCACATCATCAACCGTTGATTTTGCGGTTTCTCGCGCAAGTTTGTTAGCCACAGCAACCCAAACATTAAGCAAGTTTGGCAGTTGGAATGCCCGTTCATCTCCGAGATTAGCTTTTGCCAACTTCTGCAATTCCTGAACTTCTCCAGTAATCTGTGAAGCATTACGAAGCCCAGAAATCTTGCTCATCTGTCCAAGATTAAACATATCAGACAATTGCTGGTTCGGCCTTCCAGTTGCCTGACGGATCAACCTCTCTTGAGCAGGAATAGCCTCAGTCGCCTTCAAGAAGGCTTCTGGCGATTGCTCCATCTTCTGCGACAGCGCGGTTCCAACTTTCATCTGATTCGCCGGAACAGACTGGAATGCAAAGATACGGTTTGCCTGCGCCCATTCAGGCGATTTCTCTGACAGCCATGCGCCTAGCGCATTCTTCGCTTCTCGTAGTTCGTAACCTAGAGTCTCGTCCGTAGATGCCGGAGACTTCATCAGGCGGTTGACTTCCTTTTCCATCAATCGGTACTGATTCTGCAATGACTTGATGGAGTATTTAGCGAACTGTTCAGGCATGTCCTCTTTGTACGGGGTCTGCTGCCAATCAGTGAAAACACCTTGATACACCGTCTTTGCAGGAGTATCCTTGCCAATCTGCGTAGCCCTTGGAACATTCCCTGCGCTTCGTTCTTCGATTCCAAGAGCGCGAGTGACAGCGGGACGATCCATAATTTCATTCAGTGCACGGTCGCCAGAAACTTCGCCTTGCGGGTATAGTTTCTGTGCTGTAGCTGTTCTTGCTGCTTTAACTTTCGCTAGTGCTATATCATCAGCAGACATACCAATCAGCGGATCAACCGGAGCATTCCTTCCGCCAGATAGCGTTCCCATCATTTCACGGGAAGCCCCTTGCTGTGCAGCAGCAATCGTGTTCAGATTCTCGCCTCCTGGCATCTTGGAAATTTCGCTCTCAAGCGCAGCAACCCTTGCTCCGACAGGAGCCTTTACTTGCTGTCCAATGCGGGCCTGACCAAGAGTTTGTGCAGTAGTCAGTGGTTGTCCTAGCTCAGAAATATCAACCCCCTTGGTACTGAGTATCTTCAGCACAGCGTCTTTTTCTGCTGGCTGAAGTTGATCGAGAACCATTTTTTGCCCGATGGAAGCGCGGCCTCCTTTGGATAGCGTTGCCCAAAGCGAATTTCCAACGTTCCTTGCTGCACCAGACATATTCGATACAACTTTTGCCAGCGCAGGGCTTCCGAGAGCAGCAGTAATACCTGCGCCGAACAATCCACCTTCCGCTGCATCGCCGCCTTGGGCCGCAGACAAACCGGCCCCCGTCGCGCCACCGGCTGCAATGTTCTTCAGGTACGTTGACGTTGCTTCAGCGACTTTCGGGATTGCCGGTGCGCGTGATGCGGCGGCAAAAGCACCTGAACCAACGGCTTGTGCAATTGGGTCAAGCAACCCGCCAACAAGGTACGCTCCGCTGCCTTTGTCTGCGGTATCCTGTGCAATACTCGCTTCACTTCGCATCCACGGAGCATCAAACATCTTTGAAGGAATGTCGAGAATCTTCCCTCCGAGCGCCCCGGCTCCAGCAACCACGTCGCCAAGGATATTTCTAGCTGTACCACGTTCAGCCCGAATCATGGATTTGGTAGCACGTTGCTTTTGCTCTGCGATTTGTTCCGGCAATAAAGTCGGCTTTGACGGTACGGCGACTTCAGAGCGTAGCCGGCGAACTTCCTCAGCAAGCACACCGGCTGCTTCCGTGTCTCCGGCAGCATCAGCCTTCAGGAAGGCCGCTTCGACTTGAGCAAGATCAGCCATTATTTGTACTTCTCCAAAGCGGCATCAACAGCAGAACCAGTAGGCTTCCCGCCACTAATAGGCGCACCACCTTCTTGAGCAGCAGACTGGTCGACGGCCTTCTTCCAGTTGCCGTAGTGCATTTTCACTTGATTTAGGCCATTGCGGAGTTTTGCTTGGCTCTGACCTTTCTTCAGCGATGCAATTGTTGCCTGAAGCATTTCAAGTTCGCGCACAGCTACCTGACCCAACGCGCCGCCAGTAGGCGAAGCCTGCCGCATCGCTTGCAATTCATTGAATCCGAGATTTGCTTTGATGGTATCCAAAGTCGCATCCAGATCGTAAGCTCCAGTTCCAGGAATCATCCCAAGAACTTCACCAGTCAGTCCGGTAGAGAAGAATCCAGTCTCTTTCAGCGCCTCGTCAACCTTCTGAGTTACGAGCTTCGCTTTCATCTCGGTTGTATCAGAGATAGCCTTGTTTTTGGCCGTCATGTCTTTCGGCCCACCTGGAATTGGCTCCAAATTACCATCAGCGGTGTAACGGTATCCGGCAGGCGGCTTACCAAGGCCACTAGCGCCCTGTTGTTTTGATTGAG